GCGCCAAGGAGATATCAGCAAGGTTTATCCTGCTATGTTCTCTGAGGAATACCCAAAGCCTCTGGTTGCTAACTTTGTAGATGTAGCTGCACGCGACCTAGCAGAGGTAATGGCACCACTGCCATCATTTAACTGCGCTGCTACCAATATGGTTTCAGATAGCGCACGCAAGGCTGCTGATACTAGAACTCGTATTGCAAATTACTTCGTATCAGGCTCAGAGTTGCAGATACAGATGTATCAAGGAGCTGATTGGTTTAACACCTATGGCTTGCTACCAGCAATGGTAGAGATGGATTATGAGACAAACAATCCTCGTATCCGTCTACTAAATCCTTTTGGTGTCTATCCTGAGATGGACCGCTTTGGTCGTTGTATATCAATCACTCAAGTGATTGCTACTGATGCTGAAACTCTATCAATGCAATATCCAGAGTTCAGAGACCAGATAATCACCAATAGGGCTTATGCCTCTGCCTCTCCTTACATAACAATGATTCGTTATCACGACAAGGACCAGGACCTAATCTACGTCCCAGATCGTAATAATCTAGTTTTAATGAACTTACCTAACACTATTGGTAAGTGTCTGGCACGCGTTGCAATGCGTTCATCCCTAGACGGAGAAGCACGCGGTCAGTTCGATGATGTTCTATCAGTACAACTTGCTCGTGCTCGCTTTGCAGTCTTACAGATTCAAGCAGCAGAGAAGTCTATCCAGGCACCTATTGCCATACCACAAGATGTACAGGAACTAGCCCTTGGTCCTGATGCGATTATGCGTTCTGCTAATCCGCAAGGTATCCGCCGTGTTCCATTAGAACTTCCACCTGGAGTCTTTACTGAGTCCAGCGTACTAGAGCGAGAACTACGTTTAGGTTCACGCTATCCAGAAGTTCGTAGCGGTAACGTTGATGCTTCTGTTATTACAGGACGCGGTGTACAAGCCCTACAAGCTGGCTTTGATACACAGGTACGTGCAGCACAGGCACAGTTCGCAAGACTATTTACCGAACTGGTATCACTATGCCTTGAGGTTGACGAGAAAATCTTTGGTTCTATGACCAAGGAAATCAGAGGCGTTGATGATGGCACGCCGTTTAATATGAAGTATGTACCAAGTCGTCAGATTGCTGGTGAATACGGAGTAGATGTTCGTTACGGCATTATGTCTGGTATGGATCCTAACCGTGCAATTATTGCTTTATTACAGATGCGTTCCGATAAACTGGTATCAAGAGATTATGTACGCAGAGAAATTCCTATGGAGCTAAATGTCACTCAAGAAGAACAGCGTGTGGATATTGAAGAGATGCGCGATTCTTTGCGTGTTGCTGTTGCTCAGTATGCTCAGGCCATTCCAGCACTTGCAGCCCAAGGTCAAGATCCTTCTCAGATTGTTTCTAGAATCGCAGAAGTTATTAAGGGTCGCCAAAAAGGTAAACAACTTGAGACGATAGTTGAAGAAGTATTTGCTCCAGAGCCAGCTCCAGAAGTCCCAACAGAAATGATGGGCGAACAAGTTCCAGCAGCAGGTATGGCCCCCGTTCCTGCCTCGCAGCCAAATCCAGAACAAATGGGTGCGGCCCCTGCTGCTGGCTCTCGTCCAGATATCGCTACATTACTCGCATCTATTGCAGGCTAGGGAGGTGTAATATGAATATGAAAAAAGGTGGTCGTGCAAAGGCTTCAATGGCAAAGCCAACAGAAGGCTCAACTAGCGCTCCTAAGCCAAAAGGCGGAGAAGTTAGATTTGGCTATATCCCAGCAGGTCGTAAAGGCAAGAAGGCTTAATGTTATTAGTTGAGAGGATAGAGCGTGGATAAAGATAAAGATTTTATACCGCGCTCTGTCCATCTTGCAGATACTTTAGTCATATTCGCAGGTCTATTCGTTAACATAGTGCGAGCCATAGAGATGTTCGCCTCAGAGATTTTAGATTTAGTGGTATACAACGCAAATAGAACAACGAAGGTTTCCAAAGTGTGGGAACAATTTACATCAGATTTAGAAAAGATGGAGGATCCAAATGGCTAGAGGCCCACTCGCAGGAGCAGCAGGCCCAGGCAAATTCTCCAAGAGGACAGATTTAGATATGGGATCTATTGCCTACGGCGAAGGAAAAGAAACTCAAGAAATTAAAACCGCCGCTAAATTAGCTAAGACACCAGATGCTGCACGAGTTAGCACTGCAAGACCGCAAGAAAAACCAACAAGATTATATGACGATTCAGAACGCGCTGATGAACCAATTACATCTGGTATAGATATGGGAGATGGAGTAGGTTCAGAAGTCTTAGGTATGCGCCCACAAATGCAAGGGCAAGAAGAAGACGATCTTAGATTCCGTGCTGCTATTAAAGACTATATGCCAGTACTTACATACATTGCAGGCCAGCCAAATACTTCTCCAGAAACACGCAAAGTCATTAGGCAACTAAGGGATAATCTGTGAGTGATAGTGTATGGAACAGATTAGGTGATATAGCTACAAACGCAGGTAAAAATCTTGCAAAGTTTGGTTTAGAGGTAGTCGGTGCTACAGTTGTAGCTCCAACAAGATTTGCCTGGGATGTATTTCAAGCGCCTTGGAATGACGACAAAGAATATAATGGGTTTATTAACACATTTAAAAGTGCAGGCGGAAAAGCTGGTAAAGATATAATTAAGCCGCTTGCTTCTGCAGGCGGAGCAGTTATGAAAGTTCCTGGCATAGCTCCTGCTTTTCAAAAGATAAATGAAATTAATCAAGAGTATATTCGTGAGCCATTAACAACATTTGGATTAGTACAGGGTGACCTGAATTCTGGTCGTATAGACTTTTTAGATTACTTCGATCCTGATACTTGGCGTAAAGCCTACAAGGGCGCACAAGAGATTTCACCAGGCCAAGCATTTATTGGTGCTTTCCGTAGTGCATACGATCCAAAGTTTAACATTTATGACCCAAGAGAACGCGAAGCAGCCTTTAAAAAAAGCGCTTGGGGTAAAGGATTATCAGGCGGTGTAGACTTAGGTGTTTTATTCTTTGGTGATGTAACCCTAGTTGGCGCTAAAATCGGTGGCGCAGTCAGAGCATCTAAACTTGGCGTAGGTAAACTAACCAATGCTGATGCTGTAGCTAAGGCTGCTGAAGATATTACCAAAGCTCAATATGGTGATAAGAATAGATTTACTAGGTTCCTTGATGACTTTACTAAAAACGATACTACTTATGCTATTAGCCATCCAGCAGTAAAGGCTTCAAATAATCCTGGATTACTAGCACATTTACTTGGTAACTCAGATAATGTTGACGATACTGCTCTTATCTGGCGTTCAGCCCTTGGTGATCCAAAGGCGCTAGATGAAATTGCTACAACTCGTGCTGATATTAGCGATGCACTTAAGACTGCTCGTGGCGATTTATCTGCAGTAGACGAATATCATTTGTTTGCAGCACCAGATGGTTCTGGAATGTTGCCATTCTTAAATGAAGTGCCTGAAGTAGTTTCATCTGCTAAGGCTAACTATGCAGCCCTTGCTCAAAGAGATGTATATTTTCAAAGACTAATGCAAATTGGCGAAAGTGCGCCTGCTACCCGTACTACAGGTGTTCTTGCAGGTGGAATTGAAGACTTCATTGCCAAAGCTCGTGCTACTCGTTTTTACGATAATAATATTGGTTCCGCAAAGGTAGAAGTTTTTCAACCTACACCATTTCATAGGCTTTATCAGAAAGTAAGCTGGAATCAAAAAGAACGACCAGCAGGTATTGTTGACTTTAATGATGCAGATTCTTACCGCGAAATTATTGCAACCATAAATCGCCTTGAGAGAAGAACAGATATTGGTCCAGATCAGAGCAAAAGATTACTTGACAACTATATGGGTGCTGTATCCCCAGAAGCCCGTTCTGTAGCAACTATTCAGCTTGAGAGTTTTGGAGTACGCCAGATAGCAATAAAGTATGGCGTAGATGAAGAACGTGCTATGAAAATCTATAATGAATATAGAGGAGCACGTACTTCGGCTTTACAATCAATAAAAGACAACGGCTTTATGGTTGATCTAGATGGTTCAATTATTAAAGTACCGCTTCTTGAGTCTCAAACAGCAAACTTTTTACCTATTATGGACTTTGATTTGTTTGATAATCTACTAAAGCGTAATTCAAAGCTAGGCTTAATGAATTATGTAGGCTCAGGCAAAGATATGTTATTAAGTGGCGTAGATTTGTTCCAAGATATGTTTAAGGCTGCGGTTCTTTTACGTCTTGGTTACACACAGCGTAACGCTATTGACTCACAGTTGCGTATTATGGCATCTGTTGGAGCTATGGCATCTCTTCGTCACCTTGGACCTGGCTTTAAGAATATCTTAACTAACGCTATTAAGACACCTGCCCGTTATATTGACAAGTATCGTAGGCTGGATAGTGGTTTAACCTTACGCGATGTACAACTACAAAGCCGTTCTGTTGTAAATGAACTTAATACCCTTAAAGATGATATCAATAAACTTGAAGGCCAAGCAGTTCTCAGGCCTGATGATATGGAATTAGCCCTAGAACTAAACACAAAAAGATTACTTAGGGAAGAAAAGCAAGCTGTATATCAACGTTATGCTGATATTCTAAATGCTCGTAAAGCAGCAAAGCCAAAAGACAGAATTGGCACTGGAACTTTCAAAGAAACCACATCAGATGGTCAGGTCTATGTACTAGATGATGCTTTTGGTGGAGAATTTGGCGAAATGTTTCGCAAGATTGCATCTTCAGGTAATTCTTTTGAGCGTATGGTTGACAGTAATACCGATTTATATGCACGCAGTTTGTCATCTAAGGGTATTGGCGAGGTAAGACCTACAGATCCTGCCTACTTTGAGCAATGGGCTCAAACCTTACGTCAGCAATTTGGTAATTCTGCAGTTATGCAAAAACTTTCTGCAGGCGAAACTATTGATGATGTAGTTAAATGGCTTGTTAGTTCTCCAGCAGGACGTGATTTGCGTAAACGCTTAAGCATTGAATCAAGAGATGCCGCAGAATACGTAACCAAGGCATCAGGTTTTCTAGACCAGTACTTACCAGTTCAATCAGGCTTACGTTCTAAATTGCGCGAGATTACACCTGCAGATTTACGTACAGCATTTAAAGACCCTACTGAGCTGCCAATAATTCACGGTCATATTCTTGAAGAAAATATATTAAATATATCTAAACTAGGTATTAAGAGTTTAGTAAATGGAGCATTTAAGTTTCTTGCTACCATTCCTGAAGATTTACTTGCTCGTAATCCGCTATATGTATTTTTGTATCGCCGTGAAGCAGCTCGCCGCTTAGATATTATGACAGCCTTAAAGAAAGATAGGCTATCCCTAGAAGAACAACAGAAGTTAATGATGGCATCTCGCCAGATTGCACTACGCGAGATGAAGGGAATCCTCTTTAATATTGAACGCAAAACTAATGCTGCGATGATAATGAAGTATATCAATCCATTCTTCTCGGCTCAAGAAAATGCTTACAAAACTTGGATGAAGTTAGCAGTAGCAAACCCAGCTCTTTTAAATCGTGGTTATATGGTTTGGAATGCACCAAACAATGCAGGTTTAGTCACCGATTATGAAGGCAATACCGTTCCTGTTGGCAAGACATCAGGAAATGACATCATTTGGCTACCGCTACCTGAAGGTTTAACCAAGATTCCTGGTTTAAATGTGCTAACTGAGATGGGTATTCCAAAAGGATCGCTAGATATTATCTTTCAAGGCGGTCTAGATGTTCTTTATTCTGAGGGTAATCCAAATTTATTTGCAGATATTCTTCCAGTTGGGCCTTATGTTGCAGCACCAATATCAGAGATTGCACGCAATAAACCAGAATTAGAAGACTCTTTGCGCTGGGCTTTTCCTTATGGCTTACCTAAAGATTTCAAATCATCATTCTTGCCAGCTTGGGTACAAAGAGCGCAGGTACGTAGCGCAGAATTAGATGATCCACAGTTTGCTAGAAGTTATCAACTTATCTATTTAACTGAGCAACAAAACGCAAAGCGTGATGGTCGCAAACCAGTTAGTCCAAAAAAGATTATGGAAGATACCAAGGCATATTGGAATATGCGTACTGCGGCAAACTTGATTATGCCTTTTGCTCCTAGATTTGATACCCCTTACAAATACTATATGGATAAATCTCGTGAGTATCGCAGGCTTTATGGTATTGATGCCGATGCTAAGTTCCTTAAAGATTATCCAGATTTCTTTGAGTTTACAACTACACTATCAAAGAACCCAACTGGTGTTCAATCTTCGGTAGCAGCAATAAAAAGTTTAAACCAAAATGAAGATTTAGTAGCTGAACTATCCAAGATAGAACCAAGGCTTATTTCTACTATTACTAACGATTTCCAAGGCTATGAGTTTTCTCAAGCCGCATACAATTACCTATATCGTAAGCGTATTTCATCAGATACCCCAGATAGGTTCTTGAGTTCCCAGAGCCCAGCCGAAGCTATGAAAAAGACTGAAGCTGAAAGAGGTTGGATTCGATACAACGTCTTGATGGATTATATTGATAATGAACTGGTAAATCGCGGTCTTACTTCAATAAGCCAAAAAGGTGCAGAAGATTTAGAGTCTTTCAAAACATCAGCAATTAATGGCATCGCCCGAAAGAAAGATGCTGACGGAAATCCAGTAATTAATCCATCAACTGGACAGTATGAACAAACTGCTTGGTATGATGACTACCTAGATTCTGATGGATCTAAGACAAACAGAGTTGTCGTTGGGCTTGGTAAGATTCTTGAAGACAAGAAGTTTATGAAAGCCAATGGTAATAGTCCTACTTGGAAATCTGTGCAGGCATATATGAACGCTCGTCAAAGTATAGCTAATAGTCTTATGAGTAGACCTTTTAAAACCTTGAACGCTAAAGCTAATGCCGATTTAAAACTTGTATACGACACAATAGTTAACAAACTAAAGAACGATGACAAAATGGGCTTTGCTTATGTATACGACAGGTTTTTATCGCAAGATTTAATTTATGATAAGTACCTAACACCTGTTGCAAGTAAGATTCCGCAAGAAGGGAACAAGTAATGCCATTAACAGAAGAGCAGAAACAAATTCTGCGTGATGCTGGCAACTCTGAAGCAGATATTGCAGCAGCCGAAGCTAAGGCTGATGCTGCTTTAATTTCAACATCTAATAATTCAACTAAAAATACAAAGCCTTCAACTGTAAGTTACCCAAGTATCTCTAGCGTAACTCAGGCTAATGACTTGATTACTAAAACTTTTGGCGAATTACTAGATCGCTCACCAACTGCAGGAGAACTTAAATCTTGGCGTAAAAAACTTAACGCTGCTGAAAAAGAATTTGCTTCTAAGCAAACCTATAAGCGTAAAGGTACTGAGGCTCAACAGGCAACAGTAGGTGGGCTAGATAAAGACTTTTGGCTTACTGATGCTATCTCAAAAGACTCAACATACAGCACAGAAGTACAAAGACTTGCAATTCTTGACCCAAAGATTCGTCAAAAAGAAAAAGATAAACGAGAGTATGAAGCTGCAGTAAAAGCGGCTGGGGATAATACAGCAGCTTTAGCTAATCTAGATGCTACCACTACTTATGGCATTGAGATTAAAAGTCTATTTGATAGCATAAAAGCTACTGCTACTGCTGCAGGATCCACATTAGACGATAATGCCCTATTAGAGATATCAAGAGAAGCCTACGACCAAAACAAAGATTTAGACCGAGCAACCCTTACATCCTTTGTAAATAGCAAGTTAAAGATTATTGGTGCTGATGGATATAAAGGCAAGGCTTCAGATAACTACCAAGAGCTTCTTGACATAGGTGTTGATAACGGAGTTAATATTGCAACTGACCCAAGGTTCAAGGGTCAGATTGATACTTGGCTTACACAGATTAACCAAGGTGTATCTATAAATGATTTTGCAAATGTAATCCGCAATACTGTAGCTCAAGGACAACCAGCTTTTGTTAGAGACTTACTTAAAATTGGTCAAAATCTAAGTGATATCTATGGGAACTATGTATCTCGTATGGCTAAGTTCTTTGACCTTGATGCTTCAACGATTGACCTTAATGACCCATTACTAAAGAAAGTCTTTACTGATAAAGGCGGAATGTCTTTCTCAGCCTTTGAATCAGAACTTCGTAAGGATAAAAGATTTGCAGGCGCTGAGAAAGTATCTTTAGCTAATGACCGTCAAGGAATTACAGACCGAGCAGTAGAGCTAGGAATAGAACTTACTGAAACAGATATTGATGATATAACTAATACTGCTGCATCTCTAAATATATCTATTAGTTCCCCAACAATAGACCGTTTAATTAGAAACAAATTTAATTATACGCCAGGTAAAGCCTTTGGTGGTAAAGCTG